GCCAAGGGAGTTAGGTTCTCTTATGAGGTTCGTATCGTGTCGTCTGGTAATTGGAGTGTCACTCTAGATGGAGATAACAAGGCCAGTAAAATCTGGTCTGGTGTCAACAACCCTAAAGCTGAAAATCCCTACCATATGACACATTCCAAATATTCTAGAACAAAAGGATATATGGAATTTCCTACCGGTTCCAATCCAGTTTTACTTTACTGGGGGAATGATGGGATAGATGCGAATTTTACGCCGTATTCAAATGAGCTTTTGCTTGCTTATTCAAAACTAGCAGACGCAGTGAAGGGGCACAGTTTTGATGCCTCTGTCTTTCTTGGCGAACTTAGCCAAACTACGTCTCTTATCACAGGTAACTGTGAAAAGGTTCTGTCAGCTTACCGCGCCTTACGGCGTGGTAATCCGGTGGACTGCACTCGTATCCTTTTTGGATCGAGTCGTGGCCCACGTAAGCTAGACACGCGCGACCTTGCCAATTTTTGGATTGAACTCCAATATGGCTGGAAGCCTCTTCTGTCCGACGTTTCTGAGGCAGTCAAATCAATTGATGCCCTTAGACGCAAACAGAATGTCGTGTTTAGAGTGAGCAAAAGAACCACATTATCTACTAGCGGTGTCACTTCGCAGTCGAACTGGACCAATGAGAAAATCACTGGTGTTGCTTTGAAGGCGAAATTTTATGACACCTGCTCGCGGATGCAATCGCTTGGGCTTACAAGCCCAGTGAATGTGGCTTGGGAATTGCTTCCTTGGAGTTTCGTCGTCGATTGGTTTGTACCTGTTGGTACATATCTCTCTTCGGCTTCTCTCCTCAGTGGTCTGAACTATGACGTTGTAATATCAAAAATTCAGTCCATTGAAGCAAATAGTGCTAATCACTTAGTCACAGGCTTGTCGGGGCGAACCCCTTACAAGTACTATGGCGGTGTTTACCACATCTCGAAATGTGAATTCGACAGATCTGTCGCCCACAATCCGAGCATCCCACTTCCCTCTGCCAAGACCATGTCTCAGGCCTTATCATGGGGACATTTGGAAAATGCTGCGGCTCTCATAAGACAGCAGGTTCACCTTTCCAGGTGAGTTTTCTGCTACTTTTTACGAAGGAGTTAAAACCATGTCAGCTCAAGCTAACATTGTTGCCTTTGATGGCGCTGCTACACCTGTCTCCCACACACTCCAACCGCTTGGCGCAAGCCGTAGCGCTGATGGTGTCCTTGTTGCCGATTGGGCTGAGCGGCTTACCGCCGTTCCCTTTGATGCACAAGTACAAGTCAGCACTCGGAAACGCAAGCTGAAGAGTGGACAAGAGCAGGTGTCGCTTTCGGTTCGGGTTCCAGTTATGGAAGCCGTGTCGGGGCAAAATGCCGCGGGTTATACCGCTGCACCTGAAATCGCATTCGAGGATACAATCGTCATTACGGGGTATTTTTCTCCCCGCTCTGCCGAATCAAATCGCAAGCTTGTACAACAGCTTGCGGTGAATATCTTCGGTGGCATCTCGACTACCGTCACCCCAGCAACTACGGGGCCGGCGGCCGAGTTGTTCCAAAAGAGCATCTCTGCTTCTTGAGATGTCTGCGGAACGTGCCTTAGTCCTGTTAACGGTGATCTTCGTACTTTTGTACGCAGTCATCCGCAACGTGGACTTGCGACCCGATCCTAATCTTACCCTAAAGGGGAACATTAATGCAAGTGAATACTTGCTGGACCGAGGAATCAGACCTCGACACGAGTCTCTCTATCTTGAAGAGCCTCGCCCATGACCATCTTGTTAAAGGTGGTATCGTTGGTGCCCAGATTCTTAAGCTTATTGCAGAAGATGACTGGGCCGGTGTTGTTAATTTTGAACTTGACTACAAAGATGACTGGGATGTTCTCCAGCTCATCGAATGCCGTCAAGGGCTCGGCTTCTTCACGAAGCTCGAACCAATCGAAATCGGACTAGATAAGACCGATGTAGCGATTGCAAAATTTATTGATGCCGAACGTGTCTGTGGTGAAACTAACAGTTATTTCAGGATGGCTGATTCAGGGAGCTTCATGCTCCTTCCTTTCCACGTACGCCTATTGGAGGCGGCGCGGCGAAAGATCAGAACCGTCCTGGGAGTCTGCCCGAAAGCAGATAACCTAAAGTTTCACTTCGGACCTGGTGCTACGACCGATCTAAGAAAAAGATCAGCGTCCCCTACTGACAAAATGTCAATGGGGTTTTCGTGTAGTTCAAGTATGCTTGCATCCGGACTTCTTCCCACGTATCTGCGTGCCGCACCTCATTGGCTTTCATGTTTTGAAAGCCAAGAAACTGAGGTCAGCATTTCAGATATTGGAGAGGAGTTCGAGTGCACCCAGGTTCCGGTGTCAATCGGTCCTGGTAGGCTTACTTGTGTCCCGAAATCGGCTAAGACATATCGTACGATCATGGTGGAGCCTTGCCTGAATGGATTCGTCCAACAGGGCATTCGCCACGCCATGGAACGACGTATGTCTTTTGCCGGACTATCGACTCGCGATCAAAGCAGAAATGCTAGGCTTGCGAGGGCGGGCTCCCTTTCGGGAGAGCTCGCTACGATAGACCTTAGTAGCGCATCTGACCTTATAAGTTTCTCTCTTGTTAAGAGATTACTTCCTCCTGACTGGTTTTCCCTTCTCTGCAGTGCCCGAACGGGTGCTGTTCAGATGCCGGATGGTGACGTTTTGTCCTTAGAGAAGTTTTCTTCTATGGGCAACGCTTACACATTTCCTCTGGAGACTCTAGTCTTTTGGGCCATCTCCACTTCTGCTCTGGATATCGCTGGTGTTCCTTATACCAGTGAAGACATTGCAGTTTATGGTGATGACATAATAATACCCTCATGTGGGTACGAGCACGTATGCAGAGCCTTGGTTCTTTCTGGCTTTGCAGTTAACATGGAAAAGTCCTTTTTTGAAGGGCCCTTCCGTGAGTCGTGTGGTCATGACTACTATAAGGGAATCGATATTCGTCCTTATTACCAAAAAGCACTGGTATCGGGACGATCGCTTTTCTCCATGCATAACTTCTTCTACCGAAAGTTTGATTTTTATTCGGCTGAAAGAGTTTTGCATCACATCCCAGAGTCTCTCCGTGTCTTTGGACCGGATGGATACGGGGATGGGCATTTACTTGGCACGTGGCCTCGAAAGAGACTTAAGCGCCATGTAGAACGGGGGTTTAGCGGATACGTTTTCGACACTTTCACCTTGAAGCCTCGAAAAGCTGTTACGAGGTTCCCCGGTGATTTTGTCTCTCCCCTTTACTCTGTCTATGTGAATGGACGGAGCGCCTTACATGATTGCGTCCCCGTTGACGAGGTGTCACCGGGTACCGCAAAGGCGAAAGATGGGCGGACTATGATAGTCTACCCAGGTTTCGAAGGGTATAAACGTATATCGATCTACACGCTCGACTCCTAGGTTTCCTAGGAACCGAAAGGTGGAGGCCCAATGGGCATAACACGAAAG